ATTAAGGCTTTTTCTGAATTAGCAGACAAATTATCTGAAGATGAAATCATTAAAGGTGATGGATCAGACTATATGACAGCTAAAGACATTGAAAAAGAGATAAACGAACTTACTCAAGAAGGATCTGCTTATTGGAATAAAACACATCCAAATCATCAAAAAGCTATTGATGATGTATTAAACCTTCGTGAGATTGCAAATGACACAGAAGGATGATAATTTATTTACAACGGAAGAACTTCGTTTAGAATGTGTAAGAATAATTTTTGATACTGGTTCAGAAAATCAAAAAAATGATTGGGTTTCCCACGCAGAAAATATTTTTGAGTGGGTTACGAAGGTAGCCGATAAACGGTCTTCAAAGACAGCTAGAAAGAAAGCAGACCAAAAGTCTTAAAATCCAAGACAAGTCCGCAAGGGTAGCTTGACTGATTGGTTTAATTTTTAATAACTTATAATAAGGAGAATGTGATGAGTTCACAAATTACTACAGCTTTTGTCGAGCAGTATAGTAACAACGTCACCATGTTATCTCAGCAAAAAGGATCACTCCTAAGAGATAATGTTGACAGTGAAACTGTACAAGGCAAAAATGCTTTTTTTGAACAAATTGGTTCAGTAGCAGCTGTCAAAAGAACTTCTCGCCATGGCGATACTCCACAACTAGATACACCTCACGCAAGACGTAGAGTGTCATTAGTTGACTATGAGTATGCTGATCTCATTGATGACCAGGATAAAATTAGAACACTAATTGATCCAACATCATCATACGCACAAGCAGCAGCTTTTGCTATGGGTCGAGCTATGGATGACGAAATTATTGCGGCAGCAACTGGAACAGCTTTTACTGGCGTGAGTGGTGGAACTTCTACTGCTTTACCAGCTGGTCAAGCTATTACAGAAAGTGGTACTGACGGATTAACTATTGCAAAATTGAGAGAAGCGAAAAGAACTTTCGATCTTGCTTCAGTAGATCCATCTATCAAAAGATACATGGTTGTATCGCCACGACAAATTGATGACCTATTAGGAACAACATCTGTAACAAGTGCTGACTTTAATACAGTCAGAGCTTTGGTAACTGGTGAAGTCAATACCTTTATGGGATTTGAGTTTATCGTATCAAACAGATTGTCAATAGCATCTTCTAAAAGACTATGTTTCGCTTACGCAGCTGACGGTATTAAACTAGCAGTTGGTAAAGACGTTATGTCAAGAATTGATGAGAGAAGTGACAAAGGGTATTCAACCCAAGTTTACTACTGTGCATCATTCGGTGCAACTAGAATGGAAGAAGAAAAAGTTGTTTCTATCCAGGCACACGAAGCGTAGGAGGTAAATTATGGCAAGTGTAAAAGGTGCTAATATCACCAATATGGATGCTACTCCTATCGTAAAAGTAGACAGCGAAAATGCTGGTGGAAAAATGCGTGTCTTTCATGACACATTCGAAGCATCTTCCCTAGCATCAGGATCTGATATTACAATCGCTAGAATACCAAAGGATGCAACTATCCATGATGTCGTACTAAAGTGCGATGCTCTTGGATCGTCTGTAACTTTAAAAGTTGGTGACAGTGATGATGATGACAGATTTATCGGTGTTACTGGAACATGGAATGCAGCTGGTCAATCTCAGTCAATGCAAGCTGGTTCGTCAACTGGCGCACCAATAGCTGCGGTAACTGGGTTAGGTCATAGAACAACAGCAGAAACAGATATACTAATTACAACTGGCGGTGCGTCAGCAACTGGTACTATCTTCTGTTGGGTGTACTATACAACTGAGTAAATAAGGAGAGAAGATGGCATCAGTAGTCGATATATGTAATTCAGCTCTTAATGCGTTAGGAGCTTCTACAATTATTAGCCTTACGGAAAATTCTAAGAATGCACGATTGTGTAATCAACGGTATGAACCTGTAAGAGATGCCGTCTTCCGTTCACATCCCTGGAACTGTTTGCAGAAAAGAGTTGAACTGGCAAAGGATACAACTGCACCAGTTTTTGAATTTTCAAATGCATACACATTACCAGCGGATAGTTTAAGGATTTTAAAATCTGAAAATTCTAATTTATCAAATAACGAAAAATTTAGAATTGAAGGAAAAAAATTATTAACAAACGAAGACACAATTAAAATATTGTATGTGGCTAAGATAACAGACACAACACAATATGATACATCACTAATTGAAACACTCTCTGCAAAATTAGCTGCGGAGTTGTGCTATCCAATAACACAATCATCAACATTAATGGATCGTATGTTTGCTTTGTATGAAAGTAAATTAAAAGAAGCTAGATTTAATGATGCAACTGAAGGCACAGCTGATAATGATGTGCGTATTCAGTCAGATGATTTTATTAATGCGAGGTTATAATGAAAAAAAAATTAACAAAAAAACAAATGAAGATTGCTCGTATGGCTGGCAATAAAAATAAAATAGATGCAGCTGATTTTAAAAAATTAAAACAAAAGAAAAAAAAGAAAAGATAAATGCCACGAAGCACATTCGCTTTTACCAACTTCACAGCTGGTGAATTATCACCCAGGTTGGATGGTAGAACAGATCTACAAAAATATTTCCAAGGTTGTAAAACTTTGCAAAACATGGTGATACATCCTCATGGTGGAGCAACGAGAAGACCTGGTACAAAATTTATTGCTGAAACAAAAAGTAATGGTGAAGCAAGATTAATACCTTTCGAGTTTTCTACAACACAAACGTATGTTTTAGAATTTGGTAATACTTATATGCGAGTGTACAAAGATGGTGGTCAGGTTTTAAACAGCGGTACTGTTGTAGAAATATCTACACCCTACTCTGCTGCTGAAGCAAATGAATTAAAATTTACACAATCAGCGGATATATTGTACATAGTGCATCCTTCACATCAACCACGAAAGTTATCAAGAAGTTCACACACAAGTTGGACATTAAGTTTGTATGCACCAACAAACAATCCTTTTGGAAGTTCAAATAACTTTCCTAGTTGTGTAACCTTCTTTGAAGAAAGATTGGTTTTTGCTGGAACTAACAACGATCCACAAAAATTATTTTTTTCAAAAGCTGGTGACTTTGAAGACATGACTACTGGTACAAATGCTGATGATGGTATGAGTTTTACTATTGGCTCTGACCAGGTAAATGCAATTAAATATTTAAAAGGATTAAGAACACTGCTTATTGGTACGGTAGGTGGTGAGTTTGTGGCAACAGCTTCTACTTCAGCTGAACCTATTACCCCTACAAACATACAAATAAAAAGACAAGCTGGGTATGGTACTTCTGATGTTGATGCATTACTTGCTGGTAATAGAATATTATTCGTACAACGAGCTGGTAAAAAAGTAAGAGAACTAGTTTTTGATTTTGATAGTGATGGTTATATTGCTCCTGATCTAACTTTGTTAGCTGAACATATTGCTGGTTCAGGGGTTGCAACTGGTTTTACCAACTGGACATATCAACAAGAACCAGACAGTATTGTTTGGGTTGTAAGATCTGATGGTATCTTAACTGGTATGACATATCAACGAGGAGAAAATGTTGTTGCTTGGCATCGACATATTCTTGGCGGTGTATTTAGTTCTGGTAGTGCTGTTGTTGAAAGTGTGGCAGCAATAAGTAATTCTCTCTCCACTGCTAAAGGTGAAGATAGTTTGTACATGATTGTAAAAAGAACAATCAATGGTGGTACAAAAAGATATGTTGAAGTTATGCAGCCATTTGACTTTGCTGATGATGTTGAAGATGCCTGGTTCTTAGATAGTGCATTACAATATTCTGGTGGAGCAACAACTTCTCTTTCTGGATTAGATCATCTTGAAGGTCAAACAGTTTCTATTTTAGCAAATGGATCTACACATCCTGATAAAGTTGTATCAAGTGGTGCAATAACTTTAGATAGATCTGTAACAAAAGCTACGGTTGGATTAAAATATACATCTGCTTTACAAACAATGCGTATTGAAAGCGGATCAGCTGATGGATCAGCACAAGGTAAAGTAAAAAGAATACAAGAAATAACTGCAAGATTTTTTCAAACAGTTGGTGCAGAAATAGGATCAAGTTCATCAAGTACAGATCTTATACCTTTTCGTGATAGTTCAATGGCAATGGATACTGCGGTTGAATTATTTACTGGTGACAAACAAATAGAATTTAATGCAGATTATGAAACAGATGGTTTTATTTATATTCAACAACAACAACCATTACCAATGACTATAACTGCAATGTATCCGCAACTAAACACTTACGATGGTTAATGGAAGTTAGACCATTTTTAAAAGAACATGGGTACGTTGTTTTTAGTGAAATAAATAATCAGTTGATAGGTCATCAAACAGATCTATCATTCATTGATAGTTTAGAAGCTGGAGATTGTTTTACAGCTGTCAAAGATGGAAGACCAATTATTTGTGGTGGTGTTATTGAAATGTGGAAAGGATGTTATGAAGGATGGGTTATTACTTCAGAACATGCAAGCAAACATCCTTTTAGTATTGCAAAGCTCATAAAAAATTATGTCGATGAATTAATTGTAAAAAATAAAATGCATCGTTTACAAACTGCTGTACTCCTTGGTTATCTCCAGGGTTATCGGTTTGCAGAATTTTTAGGAATGAAAGAAGAAGGTTTAATGAAAAAGTATGATTACATGCAACAAGATTATATTCGATATGCGAGGGTTATCTAAATGGCTCCAGTAGTAGTAGCATCTTCCGCAGCTGCTGGTTTAGTTGGTGCAGTTGGTGCAATATCAGCATCAAAGGCAGCAAACGCAACTGGTGTTGCAAATGCAGCTGGTTTTGAAAGATCGGCACAAGTTATAGAACAAAATAAAGAAATCGTTGATGCATCTTTAAATAATCAATTATTTATTTTTAATCGTAATAATGCTGCAAGAGATGCATTGACAACTGTATTGTATTTAAAATCTGGTGTAACTTTAGATGGCACACCTGAAGAAGTGATTGCAGAAAATGCAAGACTAGCACAATACGAAAGAGCAACAATGGAATACAATGCTGCACTTCGAAAAAAACAATTAGATGATCAAGCTGCAACACAAAGATACAGAGGTGAAGTAGCAATTATGCAAGGTAAAAATTTAGCAACAACTTACAAGTACAAAGCATTTGGATCTCTACTTGGTGGAGCAACATCTGCTGCTGGTGCTTATAAACAATACTACGGATAAACTATGGCAAGAATACCTATTTATAATTTACAGACACAAATATCAGGTCAAGCTGGATCAACTGATGTCATACAAATACCACAATCAGC